AGATAATAATATATCTCCTATGTTATTGCCAGATTTGATATACAAATGGGCTAATTCATATAATGAAGCATATATTATAGTAGAATCGAATGATCAGGGCGTTGTGGTATGCAATGGATTATATTATGATTTAGAATATGAAAACATGTTTGTAGAATCAGTAGTTAAAAAGAATTCTATTGGTGCTACTATGACAAGAAGAGTAAAAAGAATTGGTTGTTCTTCAATAAAAGATTTAATAGAACAAAGAAAACTAACAATTCATGATGCTAATACCATCATAGAAATGACTACTTTTGTAGCTAAAGGGAGTAGTTATCAAGCAGTTGCACCAAATCATGATGATTTAATGATGAATTTAGTTATGTTTGCATGGTTTACTACAACTGATATATTCAGTTCTATATCAGATATAGATATGAAAAACATGTTATATAAAGAACAATTACAAGCTATACAAGATGATATGATTCCATTTGGATTTATTGAGGGCACTAGAGGTAGTGACAATCCGAAAACATTTAAAGATGAAGATGGAACCGTATGGTTTGAAGAAGAGACAAGAAGTACGGGGCTGTTCTAGAGTTTATTTATATTATAAATAACTATGATTGAATAAAAAACCGTATTATGTTAACTTAAAATATAAACCTTAATGAGAGGATAAAGCGATGGCATTTCAAGTATCACCCGGAGTTCAAGTCAAAGAAATTGATGCGACTTCCGTAGTACCTGCCGTTTCGACTTCTATTGGTGGTTTTGCTGGGTCTTTTAACTGGGGTCCGGTAGAACAGGTTGTATCTGTAGGTTCTGAAAAGGAGCTACTGTCAACATTCGGTACGCCTGATGACAACACTGCATTGTATTTCTTAACTGCTGCTGCATTTTTGAAATATGGTAATGCATTACAAGTCGTTAGAGCTGCGAGTGGACATGACAATGCTACAGCTGATGGTTCTGGTCTTTTAATTAAAAACGACGAGGATTATACTAATAGCGGTTACGACACAGGAGCTGGTTCTGTAGGTCAATGGGCAGCAAAATTCCCAGGAGACTTAGGAAACAGTATAAAAGTAGAGATGGTAACGGCTGACGTTACAACCAATAATTTCAACGCATGGGCTTTTGCGGGCCAATTCGATGGAAAACCTGGAACATCAGACTACGCAATTAACTTAGGCAGATCTGCAAGTTATAATGATGAAGTACACGTAATCGTCATTGACGAAGACGGACTTTTCACTGGTACAGCTAATACTGTATTAGAAACTTTTGCATTTATGTCTATTGGTTCAGACGCCAAAGCGAATGATGGAACATCTAACTATTATGTTGATGTTATTAATTCGCAATCTAATTATATTAGATGGATGGATCATAAAACAACTTCTCCATCATGGAGTGCTGGTAGTTCACTTAGAGGATCTACTTCACTTGCTGGAGGATTTGACACAGTTGACTCTATAAGTCTTTCAGGTGGAACGGATGATAATACTCCTACTACAGCTGAACTAGCATTAGCTTATGACTTATTGGAAGATGCTGAAACAGTAGATGTTAATTTATTGTTTGCAGTACCCGACGCTAATGGAGCAAACACTATAGCTAATGATCTAATTTCTATTGCTGACACTAGAAAAGATTGTATGGCTTTTGTATCACCTCCAATTGCAGATACACAAGGGTCTTCAACTCCGGCAGCGGACGTTAAAGCATTTGTGGATTCTCTAAACTCAAGTTCTTATGCTTCTTGCGATTCAACAGCATTATATGTCTATGACAAATATTCTGATAAGTATCGTTATATTGGAGCAGCTGGACATGTAGCTGGACTTTGTGCTAATACTGACCAAATTGCTGATGCATGGTTCTCACCTGCTGGTGTAAATCGTGGTCAACTTTTAGGTGTAACTAAATTAGCATTTAATCCTAGCCAAGCTGATAGAGATGTTCTGTATAAAGCAAGAGCAAACCCAATTGTATCATTCCCCGGACAAGGAACAGTTCTTTTCGGAGACCGAACACTATTAAGTAAACCTTCAGCATTTGATAGAATCAATGTTAGAAGATTGTTTAATACATTGGAAAAAGCAATCTCAACTGCGGCTAAAGCACAGTTATTTGAATTCAATGACGAGTTTACTCGTGCACAGTTTAAAAACTTGGTTGAACCATTTTTGAGAGATGTAAAAGGACGTAGAGGACTAAGTGATTTCTTAGTTGTTTGCGATAATACTAACAACGATAATCAAGTAATTGATTCCAATCAATTTGTAGCTGATATTTTTATTAAGCCTAACAAATCGATTAACTTTATTACTTTGAATTTCGTAGCAACAAGATCAGGGGTCGAGTTTAGCGAGATCGCTGGTACTTCGGCATAATAGGAGATAACCATGGCAATTTTAGGAGTAGACGATTTTAAATCTAAACTTACTGGTGGTGGAGCTCGAGCTAATTTATTTAAAGCGACAGTTAACTTTCCTAGTTATGTGAGCCCTGATATGGAATTAACTTCTTTCTTATGTAAAGGAGTACAGATTCCATCATCAACCATAGCACCTATTGCTATTCCATTTAGAGGCAGACAGCTTCAAATGGCTGGTGATAGAACTTTCGAACCGCTTTCATTAACAATTATTAATGATGCTAACTTCACAGTTAGAAATACGTTCGAACAGTGGGCAAATGGTATTAATAACTTTGCAACAAATACTGGTCTAGCTAATATGAATGATTATATTGCTGACGTAGTAGTTGAACAGCTTAATAAAGCTGGTGAAGTTACTAAAAAGTATGATTTCAGGGGTTGTTGGCCTTCAAGTATTTCAACTATCGATTTAAATTATGATAGTGAGAATACAATTGAAGAGTTCACAGTTGAGCTACAAGTTCAATATTGGGAATCAGATACCACTTCTTAAAGTAGTATAAATAATAATAGAGGAGGGGAGTAATTCCCCTCCAATATTATGGAGTAAGTATGGCAGAATTTTTCGGATTCGAGATCAATAGAAAGGGAAGCAAAAATGCTGAACCTGTTTCTATTGTACCAAGCACAGATGCAGATGGCGCTGGAGTAATTAACTCTGGAGGCCACTTTGGTGCATATTTAGATCTAGACGCTGATAAAGCACAGAATGAAGTTGATCAGATACTCAAATATCGAGATATATCTGCACAACCTGAATGTGATGCAGCAATTGAAGATATTGTAAATGAATCTATTGTTGGTGACCATAATGAGGCACCAGTAAATATTATATTAGACAAATTAGATATTTCTGATAAGATTAAAGCTAATGTTAGAGATGAATTTGCACAAGTATTAAGACTATTAAAATTTAATTCTTATGGACATGATACATTTAGAAAATGGTATATTGATGGTAGATTACCATATCATGTTATAATAAATGAAAAAAATCCTCAAGCAGGTATTAAAGAACTAAGATATATTGATCCTATTTCTTTGCGTAAAGTAAAAGAAGTTGAAGAAAAGGTAGATCAAAGAACTGGTGCTAAACTTGTAGTTAAACAAGAAGAGTATTTCTTGTTTCAAGATAAGAAGCTAAATATGGCTGATCAGGGAGTTAAAATACATCCTGATGCTATTATATATTGTACATCTGGTATGCTTGATGCTGGTCGTAAAAGAATTTTATCTTATTTGCAGAAGGCAATTAAACCTGTTAATCAATTAAGAATGATGGAAGATTCTTTGGTTATATACAGGATTTCTAGAGCACCAGAAAGAAGAATTTTTTATATTGATGTAGGTAACCTTCCAAAAGGTAAGGCAGAAGAATATCTTCGAAACATTATGAATCAATATAGAAACAAATTGGTATACGATGCATCGACAGGCGATATCAAAGATGATAAAAAGCATATGTCAATGTTGGAAGATTTCTTCTTACCACGAAGAGAAGGTGGTAGAGGTACTGAAATATCAACATTACCAGGTGGTGAAAACCTAGGACAGATTGATGATATTTTATATTTTCAAAAGAAACTATATAGATCACTTAATGTACCTATTAACAGATTAGAACAAGAATCTACCTTTGCATTAGGTAGATCTACTGAAATATCTAGAGATGAAGTTAAATTTAAAAAATTCATTGATAGATTAAGAAAAAGATTTTCTGATGTGTTTATGCAAACACTTAAAACTCAATTATTACTTAAAGGTATTATTACCGTTAATGATTGGGATGAATGGAAAGAATTAATTGCCTTTGATTTTATTGAAGACAATTACTTTAGTGAACTGAAAGAGGCAGAAATTGTCCGTGAAAGGTTCGAGCTTATCGCTTCAGTTGATGAGTATGTAGGTAAATACATATCAAATGAGTGGGTTAGAAAAAATATCTTACGTCAAACAGATGATGATATTATAGCCATTGATAAGCAAATAGAAGGTGAAGACGACGGCGAAGACGACGACGATCTTGATCTGTAGAAAACTTAAATATTATAAATATATATTGATAGAGGATAAAAATGAGCGTTGAAAATTTAATTTCTAGCCTTGGGAAAGGGGACAATGTCTCTGCGAACAAGGAATTTAATTCTATTATGGCTGACAAAATGACTGCAGCTATTAATGCTAAGAAAATAGAAGTGGCTTCAAAGATCGGTAAGGTCAATGTTGAAGTCCAAAAAGAAGAAGAACTCGTAAATAACGAAGAAGGTTAATACATGAGACTAGAAGAAAGTATTAGAGAAGAACTTTTAAGCGAAGGACCAGGTAAATATTCAAAATCTGGTGATAAGCTAAAGTACCAATGGGGTGATATTAATCAAGCATTAATGAATGCTGGTATGAATCCTAAGGTAATACTTAACGTTCTTACTGGTCTTTCTAAAAAGGAAGTCAAATGAAGTTAATATCAGAATACGTAAGTAACAATTTAAATGTCGTAACTGAAGCCAAAAAAGATGGCGAAAAGAATTACGTTATTGAAGGCGTATTCATGCAGGCCGAACAGAAAAATCGTAACGGCCGAATTTATGAGAAAAAGATTTTGGAATCTGCTGTAGACAAATATGTCAAAGAGCAAGTTTCCGCAGGGAGAGCTGTTGGAGAATTAAATCACCCGGAAGGGCCAACAGTAAACCTTGATAAAGTTTCACATAAGATCACAAACCTGGAATTCCAGGGGAATGATGTTATAGGAAAAGCATCAATTCTTAAAACTCCTATGGGTAAGATCGTCGAAGGTCTTCTTGAAGGTGGTGTTAAGCTTGGTGTATCTAGTCGTGGTATGGGAACTCTTGCGAACAAAAACGGAACCATGTATGTGAAGGATGACTTTATGTTAGCCTCCGTCGATATCGTTCAAGATCCTTCAGCGCCGTCAGCTTTTGTTAACGGTGTTATGGAAGGTGTTGAATGGATATGGAATAATGGTATCCTGCAGCCGCAAGAAATTGAAAAAATTGAGACTGAAATAAAACGTACTCCCGCTAAGCATTTAGCTGAAGCAGAGATGAAAGCGTTTAAAAATTTCCTCTCTAAACTTTAATAAACTCAAAACTTAAGAGGACAATACAAATGTCAATGACAGATGAAATAAGAAAAGTTGTCGCTGAAGGCGTTGAAGACGAATCAGTAACTGAGGAAGAAATTCTCGAAGGTGCTGATGAAGTTGTTGAAGAGGAAGTTGAAGTTGCAGAAGCTAAAGTAAAGGAAGACGAAGAAGAGGACGAAAAGGACTCTGACGACGAAGAAGAAGTTGATGAGTCATCTGAAGAAGATGATGAAGAAGACGAGGACGAAGTCGAGGAAATCGCAATTCCTAAAACTAAAGCTGGTGTAATTAACGCTGCTCTCGATATGCTGAAGAAAGCGAGAAAAGACGAAGCGCAACAGTTGTTCGCAAAGATGACGAAAATGTCAGAATCTGAAGACGTAGGTAAAATGGTTAAGAAAGGCGAAAAAGCTGGACCTAACAAAGCCAAAGTTGAAGATGTAGATTTTGGTGAAGACCTAGATCTTATCGTTTCAGAAGAAGCCACGTTATCTGATGGATTCCGTGATAAAGCTGGTGCTATCTTTGAAGCTGCTTACAAATCAAAAGTAAGCGCCGAGATTGATAGATTAGAATCAGAATATGCGCAAAACCTTGAGTCTGAAGTAAACGATCTAAATGAATCATTAGTAGAAAAGGTAGATTCTTACCTTAACTACGTAGTGGAGAATTGGATCAGTGAAAACGAAATTGCAATCGAGCAAGGTCTAAGAACCGAAATCGCTGAGCAGTTTATGGATTCATTACAATCAGTATTCAAGGAACACTACATTGAAGTTCCAGAAGGTAAAGCAAACCTAATCGACGATTTAGCCGATCAAGTTGCTGAACTTGAAGAACAACTCAATAAAACCACAGAAGATAATATTCAATTACATGAAAAAGCTCAATCTTTCGAAAGAGCTGATATTGTAAGAAAACAATCTTCGGGCTTGGCAGTAACAGAAGCTGAAAGACTTGCATCTTTAGTTGAAGATATTGACTTTGATGACGCTGATACTTTTGAAATGAAAGTAAAAACTATCAAAGATTCATACTTCGAAAAAGAAGTTAGCGAATC